GGTCTGGGCCAAGTCTGGCCTTTGCTGACGGTGGTCTCGTGCCGGATATCGCCCAAGCCCCGGCTGCCGCGTCGTCGCAAGCGGTACGCATCGTCAACGTCATCGACCCCGGCATGGCGGCCGACTATCTCAATTCCGCCGCCGGTGAAAAAACCATTCTCAACGTCCTCTCGCGCAACGGCTCGGCCGTGCGCGAATTACTGAGGTAAGCCATGGCTTTTACCAGTGGCACTGCCACCGACTATCTCGACCTGCTCGACCGGCTCAAAGCTTTCGTCACCCAGGACATGCTGCCGGCCAACGAGCGCTGGTCGGTCTTGCGCTGGGTGCCCGGGCCACCTGCCGAACTGGTACTGCGGGGGCCAGGGCTCGCCGGCACCGACCAGATCAACGTGGGGATACTCAGTGAGGCCGGCGCGGACTACGGCAACTGGAAACTGCGCGGCTTCGTCGGCTGGAACCCGGCGCAGACCTTCGACGGGCAGTACAACCCGAGCGGGGCGTTCTACGCATTGCTGATGGCGTCCGCCATGCCCTACTGGATCGTGGCCAACGGTCGGCGCATCGTGATGGTGGCCAAGACCGGCACCTATTACGAGATGATGCACTTGGGCCTGTTCCTGCCCTATGCCACGCCGGGCCAGTATCCGTATCCGCTGCTGGTCGGCGGCACCTACAACGGTTCGACGCGCTGGAGCAATTCCTACCAGTACCGCAACCATCTGCCCAAGTCGTCCGGGTATTCGGGCGCGTACTACGCACCGACCGGCGTCTGGACGGGCGTGTCGGCGATGTGGCCGGGCAGCTGGGGTAGCAATACGCGGGAATGCCCGGATGGTTCCTACCCGCTGCTGCCTTTCATTCTGAACGGTCTGGGCGAGATGGACGGCTGCTTCGCCGTGCCGGGATTCAACAACGCTGCCGAGAACATCATTCAAGTGGACGGCGTCGATCATCTGGTGGTGCAGGATGTGTATCGCACCGGCTACAGCGACTACTGGGCCCTGAAGTTGGCGTAATGCGGCTCGCGTGAGGTCATCCATGGCATTTCAATCCGGCATCACCACCTCGCCGAACGATCTCCTCGACAAGATCCGGCTCTTCGCCACCGGGGTCTGCGGCTACACGCAGCTGATGTACCAAGCAGATGCCGGCTACTTTCGCCTGCACCTCACGCACGCCGCCAGTGGCCAGTACGTCCATCTGCATTCCTACGCGAGCTATATCGCCTGGTATGGCTCGACCAGCTTCAACAGCGGCTTGGCCTACGGCTCGCAGACCGTCGCCTCGGGTTCGTTCTCCGTGTCGCAGATGTCGGGGAGCGCCGAGTATTTCCTCTTCGGCGGCGATGGCTGGTGCTACTGCGTCGTGCAGACGGCCAGCACCACCTACGCGCCGATCATCTTCGGCGCGATCACCAAGACGTGCACCTTCACCGGAGGAGCCTTCCTGTCGGACACCTACAGCACCTACGTGCGGGCCGACATCGACGGCAACACCAACAAGTGGAAGGTGGGCACCTCGGGCACGGATGCCGTGCGGGCCTTCTACAGCGCGACGACACGGCAGCTCGACAGCTACTCGCCCATCGCCTTCAACGGGGTGACGCCCCTGTATCCCTGCACGGTCGAAGTCGGCCGCCCGACGCCCAGCTACTTCTACTCGATGATGGGCTACGCGCCCGGCGTGCGCCTGCTGAGGATGAACGGGCAGTACGTCAACAAGGACATCGTCACGCTGGGCGGCAACGACTGGATGGTCTTTGGCATGAGCTACGGCGGCTACGCCTTCCTGAAATGACCATCTACGCAGGAAGTCTTCTGCCCTCCGGACTACCGGCCGATCCCGCCTATGACGCGGCGTACAAGTTCCTGCCGGCCCCCCTGACGCTGCCGTACCCGAGTGCCCTGGCCGGTAACCCGCCGACAGCGGGCCTGCTGACCAACAACCTGCCGGTCGCCGAGATCGTGTCGATCTTCGCGGGGAACAGGGTGCGTCAGTTCGAGCAGGACTGGTATCACCATGTCCATCTGCTGCCGGCCAAGATCGCGCTGGGCAACCTGCTGTCGACGCAAGTAAGACAGGTCGAGGTGTGGAACGCCCATTTCGTCCCCAAGCCCTTGTCGGCGGTTGTCGGCCAGAACGACGGCGGCATCACGCTGGCTGCCCCGGCGAATCCTCCTACGACCTACGGAATGCTGGAGTCGCGCCTACACAACGTCTCGGTGAGCCTCGACGGGCCGCCGGTGATCGAAGCGAGTTTCACGTTCCAGTTTCCCGACGAGGCACCGACGCTGTCGATCTCCGGTCGGCGCGTCGTGGTGTTCGGCCTGAAGCCCAACTGGGCGGAGGGGTGGCTTGAGCGCCTGATGTGGGCGACCGACGTGCTGACGGCCAGGGACGGCACCGAGCAGCGCGTGTCTCTGCGCGCGAAGCCGCGCCGTTCGCTGGAATTCTCGATCCTGGTCGGCCGCGACGATGCGGCGCTGCTCGATGTTCTTCTGTCGGCCTGGCAGTCGCGCGTCTATGCCTTGCCCATCTGGCCGGACAGGGCATTCCTCTCGGCCGCGATCACTGCCGGCAGCACGGTGATTCCGATTACGACCACGAATTTGGAGTACGAGGCCGACGGGCTTCTGGTGATCGGATCGGACAGCCGCAACACCGAGGCAGCCGAAGTGCTATCGGTGGCGAGCAATGCCGTGACGCTGAAGACGCCGCTTTTGAACACCTGGCCTGCCGGTGCGTGGATCGCGCCGGCGCGCACCGCGCGGCTGCACATCAGCCAGCCGGTGGCGCGCGTGACGGAGACCATCGCCACGGCGCGCCTCGTGTTCGACATTGCCGGCACCACCGCGATCACGAAGCAGGAATCGGCGACCACCTTCAACTCGATGGCGGTGTGGACGACGCGGCCAAATCGTGTGCGCGATGTCGAGACGGACTACCGGCGACTCGCGGAGGTGCTCGATTTCGACACCGGCATCACGGCGGTGGATGACCATGCCGCACGGCCTTATCAGCGCCGCACCTTCGACTACCTCTTCAAGAATCGCAACGAGATCGCCGCCTTCCGGGGCTGGCTGGCGGCGCGGGCGGGACGACTGACGGCGTTCTGGCATCCGACCTGGGAAGCTTCCATCGTCCCGACCAAGAAAATCCTCGCCAACCAGACGGTAATGACCGTGGCCTCGCTCGGCTACGCCCTGTATTTCAACCCGATGCCCGGACGCACCGAGGCTGCCTTCCTGCACAAGAACGGAAACTGGTATTTCCGCACCATCCAGGGATTCGGCGCCGGGACCACGGGCGACGAAGAGGTGATGACGATCAACCAGTCCTTCGGCTTCGATGCCAATCCCGAGGACTGGGTCGCCATCTACTTCCTGGAAAAGACCCGGCTCGATGTCGACCAGATCGAACTTTACTGGCAGACCGACAGTGTCGTGGAGGCCTCGCTGCCGATGCTTTCCGTGAAATCCTGATCGGACACCCTCATGAGCTACAACACTCAGGAAATCTCGGCGGCCGCCGGCCAGCCGGTGGAACTCTATCGCTTCGTCCTCGGCCAGCAGGCTTGGACGGTGACGAGTACTAGCTCCGCGATCACCTATCAGGTCGAGAGCTACCAGCCGGCGGTGATCCGCCGCTCAGGCATAGAGCAGTCACCGGAGTTTGCTCGGAATGGTATCGACCTCGAGTGCGCGCGGGACTTCCCGGTCGCACAGCTCTTCGCGGCTTCCCGCCCCAACGGCGTGGTGTCGCTGACGGTGTTTCGCAACCATCTCGGCGACTCGGAATACATCACCTGGTGGAAGGGGCGTGTGGCCTCGGTCGTGTTCGCCGGCAGTACCGCCAAGATTCGCTGCGAGTCGATCTTCACGGCGCTGAAACGCCCCGGCCTGCGCGCCCACTACCAGACCGGCTGCCGCCACGCCTTGTTCGATCCGGGATGCGGGGTGAACAACCAAGCGTACAAGATCGTGGGCACGGTGGCGTCATTCTCCGGGCTGAACGTGACCTCCGGCATGTTTCTCACGCAGGCATCCGGCTGGCTGACCGGCGGTTACCTGCGCGTGGGCGGCGTGCCGCGCATGATCGCCCATCACTCCGGCGACACCATCACACTCTCCGCCGTGCTGCCGGGGCTCGCCGTGGGTGTGGCGTTCGAGGCTTTCGCCGGCTGCGACCGGACGTTCGCCACCTGCCGCGCCAAGTTCGGCAATGCCATCAACTTCGGCGGGTTTCCGTGGATACCCGTGAAAAACCCCTTCGCCGGGGATGCCATCGTCTAGGAGATCAGGCATGTGGACGCAGATTTTAGTTTGGGTCATCACCACCGTCATCGGTGCGCTGCTCGCGCCCAAGCCGCCCAAGCCGGCAGCCCCCACGCCAGGCAAGCTCGAAGTGCCGGTGGCGGAATCCGGCAAACCCATCCCGGTGCTGTTCGGCACCAGGGTCATCCGGCAGGCCAACGTGGTCTGGTACGGCGACGTCAAGACCACCGAGATCAGACAGTCTGGTGGAGGCGGCAAGAAATGATCGTGACGCATGACGACGCCAAGGCCTTCGGCTATTGCAACGCCGGCCTGCGCCGCTGGTTTCCGCGTAACGGCGTGACCTTCGACGACTTCCGGAAACAC